AGCGCTTTTGGAAATGGTTCAGGCGGAAACAGTGTATTAGCGCTAGGCGGCCAAGCTCAGGCCAACGCTGTTGCAGGTGTTGCAGGTACTCGCGGCTCTGGAGGCTCAGGGGCAAGCGGCGCTGCAAGCGGAGCTGGTGGTGGCGGTGAAATTATCATTGAGGAGTACTGAAATGCCACGATTTGCTTTTGTTAACAGCGGCACAGTAAGTGACGTTGTTGAGTCTGAAGAGCAGCCAGAAGGTTGGATACCTTGCGTTGATGCGGCTCCAGGCTGGACGTATAACGGAGAGACTGGACAGTTTTCCCCTCCAGTGCTAGCAGCAGACCCGCGAAATATAACCGTCGGTTCCTTTCAGAGGCGTATCGGTGTAATGACCACTTTTGCCATCAACACCAGTGCAAATGAGATTTGTGTCGCCCTTCGCACATTTGTTGCAACACTACGGTTTGTTAACTTGGACGACCCCGACACAGCGGCCATGCTGGGCATGCTGGCTATAAACGGCCTGCCAGCTGCCAATGCAAAGTTTCCTGGTAGTGGGCCAATTACCCAGGAAAAAATCCAGGCCATCTTATCTGCACCTGTCCAGGAAAGTGAGCGGCCATGATCCAAGAATACCTATCCCGTGCCGGTGTTCCAGGAACACTTCAGGCCGAAGCGGTTGAGGTGCTTGCGGAAGTGCATGAGAAGACAAGCGGACTGCTTTTGACAAAGTTCAAGCCGCGCCTGCTTCACGCTGGCGACATTGCCGAACTACTCAGCTGGGAAAGTGAGCGCCTGATTGATGTCCGTCCAGACTTAGCTGAGTGGGACATTGCGCCCATGATAAACATCACCTGCAACGGCGATAAAGGTATTTGGATTGGTGAACCTGGACAGGGTAGACCACAACCAGGCAGTTGGCTAAACCCAGACCCAGAATCTGACGATTACAAAGCCGCTGTTGCTGCTTGTTATTGGTGCCCAGGCCATCACCCACGCAGTTACGAGGCGCGAGTGGCTTGGTACAAACGAAACGCTGGCGAGTACGTTGCTTATCAGCGGGGTGTGAAAGTAGAAGAGCAGGTCAAGCCAATTGTATGGACGCAAGATGGTATTACAGTCGCAAACCACGGCGAGGCCTGGCAAATCAGGCGTGACCAACACATCGCCCTTGGCTTTGGATTGAAGTACAGGCTGGGACATGAAATTGATAATGTCTTTGACTTAAGCACCGGTGAGCAGCGCTGGTACCCTATACCAGGTTATGACCTGAAGGCTCCAGTCAGTTGGAGCATTTTACCTAGCAGGAGTGTCTTGAAATGAGTGAAGAGAAAAAACTAAACTTTGACCCAACCATCAATTTGGGGCACTTGCTAACTTTCGTTGGCTTCATAGTGACGATCATCATAGGGTGGTCGACCTTGGATAAGCGTGTAGTCATTCTTGAGGAGTCTAGGAAAGCTCAAGCATCTATCGACGCCGCACAGGATGCGAGGTCAGATGAGAAGTTTTCCGATATTAAAGAGGCACTTCGAGACATTAAACAGACTGCAGAGAAAATCAATGACAGACTGGAGAATAGACGATGAAGCTATCAATATCAGCGCGGCAGAAACTTAAAGACTTTGAAGGGTTCCGGGAGTACGCCTACATACCTGTAAAAGGTGATGTGTGGACAATTGGGTATGGCTTCACCAAGGGGGTGGGCAAGGGCGATCACATGACCTTGGCTGAAGCTGACGCGCGGCTTGTCAGTGAGTTGGTGGAATATGAGCGGGCGGTCTACTTCGCTTGCACCATCGCCCCAAATCAGAATGAGTTTGACGCTATGGTGCTACTCTGCTACAACATTGGTATAGCAGGCTTCAAGCGCTCCAGCGTTTTACGGGCACACAACCGTGGTGACAGTCAGGCGGCAGCACGTGCTTTTTCGCTTTGGAATAGATCCGGCGGCAAGGTGTATCGCGGCTTGACTAGGCGAAGGGCAGAAGAAGCAGCACTCTATCTGAAGCCTTTACAGGAAGTGCATGCAATTAAAGAATCTGTAGACGCCATGCCACAAACTGTTGACAGCGAAAGTACAATGCCACAAAGCACCATCAATCGTGCCGGTATTGCGGCAGGTAGTACTGCCACGATAGCAACGGTAGCAGAGGTGGCGCGTACAGTTTCAGATACAAAGCAGAGCGTTCAATCGCTTGGTGACTGGCTGCTGCCGGCGCTGCTAGTGCTGGTGGTGTGCCTATGCGCTTACATCATTTACGAGCGCGTCAATCAGCGCAAACAAGGGTGGGCATGATGCTAGGCATACAGACTACGCTGATAGCTGCAGCAATTGCCTCTGCAGCAACAGGCGCTGGCGTGTGGCACTATCAGTCCTACAAATACGAAGCGCAGATTGCAACAATCCGGCTTGAGCAGATGCAGGACATGCTTGATGCCAGTGACCTTGCGCTCGAAGAGTTTACAAAAATGCAGGGAGTTAAAGATGAAGCAATTGCAAAAGCTGTACAACGTGCACAGGTTAACGCTCAAGCTGCTGCCCGTGCTGCTGGTGCTGCTGACAGGCTGCGCTCAGACCTCAGTAAGGCCAACGCCCGTATTAGCACCGCTACCCGCGCCGCCGTCGATCAGTACGCCGCTGCCGTCAGTGACGTATTCGGAGAGTGCATCAAAGAATATCGAAGCGTGGCAGAAAAGGCTACAGGCCACGCCTCTGATGTCAAATTGATGCTTGATGCGCGGGTTCCTGAATAAGTCCTTACCTACTCGTCTGGTGGCCGTAGCTTCCCACGCTATGCTCTCTTACAATAGATTTTGCTACTGAAGCTTTCCCAGGTGTCACTGTGGCTGTACCATTTTGGTGCTTAAGGTTTACGTAACCAGCTTTAATGCAGCCCGCAACCATATCCTCAAACTCTCTCAGAGATGGGAACAAAGCATGGACATGCTGATAGGCAGCAGCATAGTCCACACCTTCTGCATGGTTGTGTACAAACTCTACAAACTTCTCTATATGAGCTGTAGTGTCGGGCTGGCCTATACGCTGGAACACGAACTTAAGGTCAGGCTCTAAGTCCGTTATCATATAGTCTGCCACCTGCAAATGTTCTGCACTTATCACCAACTCATCAGAGCTGGCTGCTGCCAACACCATCGCTAACTTATGCATTTGCACCTGCTTTCTAGCGATATATCCTCCAAAGTGGTCTAAGTCTAGGTTTGAGGGTCTCTGTGAGTAATGGTTAGAATACCACTCTTTCCCCCACCTTACCGCTTCCGATGTTAGCTTATACTCACCGACTATGGTGGATATCTGCGACAGGTCTGCTATTAACTTTTCTTGCTGTTCTCTCATATCTTTAGAGACTTCCAGTCCCGGATAAGCTATATACTTAGCCTTACGGTCAGCGTAGACGAATATAGTCCTGGAAGTAAACCCGCCGCCTATCATATACTCTGGAAAATTGCCGTTTATCCAAGACGGGGTGGTACAAGCAATCAAGTTAATCCAGGGGTTTTCCACTACATCGTTACCGCTGTTTTTAGTAGTCTTCTCAAATCCACCCTGCTTACCATCCCAAAGGGCAACCATTAAGTCAACCATACCCTTATCTTGTGGATCGAGTAAGTTGCCAAACTCTGAAGATTCCAGGGTCATAGCTGACATAGGGTAGACTTCGCCCTTGTACTCAAAACCTTCTGTTATCGAAGCAAACTTCTCAACTAGACTTTGCCAGGTTACTACATCCGGCCCAAAATGTACTCCAGGAACTTTACGAAGCAAGTCCATAGCAATGCCTACTGTAGTGGATTTAGACACTATCCCAGGAGGGGCTACCATCACAATGTAGAAGTTTGGGTACCACTTAAAGTAAGCCTGGTCTATCCACACACGCCTTCTGAGCGCCCCAGCAACAGCCGAAACCGCTGACCAGAAGTGCATATGCGGCGGAGCTTCGGTAGCTTCCGCATATTTAAGATAGGCTTTAATCCAATCGTCGTAATGCCTTGTCATTGGCAGTCCCCCCAAGAGATTGTAGAAGTTTTAACGCCGACTGGAATAATCAGTGGGTCGTCATAAGGGAGTGGGATAGCTGCATGGGAAAGGATACGCGGTAAAACCTCATCTCGCTTGGCAATCGGGTATTGACCTGCCAGGGAGTCGTGAACCTGAAGGAGAAGGTCGACTTCAGGTTCTCTCTCGTCGATAGCAACATAAGCACGGTTGATGAGGCAACCAACAGTTGACTGCGGAATCCAGGCAGCAGCTTGGTTGAGTACAGTCCCTTCAATACGGTCAAAGAAGTGCATCCTGTAACCGAATATGTTCTGCACCATTCTACGCTTGGCGACGCCATCTCGAATTTTCTCATCTTGCCACTTCTTGATTTTAGGAAAACGACGGAAGTACCAAGCTTGAGTCTCTTGAGCCGCCTTGACCTGTAAACCGAGGCGTTCGGCAAGTCCTTCCGGTGTGCCCAGGTAGTGTGTTCCGTGGGCGAAAGACTTAAAAGTCTGACGTCTGGGGTCTTTCTTTGTAATAGTCTGATCATGGTAAAATTCCTTAGCAATTTCAGTATAGGGGTCAAGCCCCTGCGCTAACATAGCTTTAAGCTCATCTTCCCCGCTTTCCCAAACGACAATACGCAGGTCAGCTGAGCCTAAGTCAATGTCGAAAAACTCCATACCTGGGTCAGGTACAAACAGGCTCCTGACGTTAGGGAGGATTAAGTCAAAGTCTTCGCCCTTATCCCCACCTGAAGGTATGTTCTGAAGGTTAGTACCTGAACCGAAAGCATTTGCCCGGCTTGCAAATCGGTAGGTATCTGTACCAGCAATGTTGTAACTACACCGCATCCTGCCATCAATGTCAAGCGGTGCACTGACAAAGGTTGAGAGGAAAACGCCGATTGAACGAATTTCAAGTATTTTACGTAGTAAGGGTCGAACCAACGGCTCCCTTACCATCAATTTACGCATAGCCTCTTCGTCTGTTGTAAGGGTTTTAGTCTTACGATTGAGAATTGGCTTAAACCCGAGTTCATGGTAAAAAAGCTGCTGAAGCTGGAGTGGTGAGCGGAGGTTAAGTTTCCTTCCCAAAAGGTTTTCAATCCACTCTTCACGCTCTGCAACTTCCCTGACAAGTTGGTTATGGAAAACCTGACGTTTTGCATGGTCTATACGTATACCCTTGTTCATTGTCTTAAGTACTGGGTGATAGAGTTTCTGCTGGAAATCATGCACCTCTGTCAGCCTCATCTTTTCTATGAGGGTTTTATGTATAGTGTCCAGCTCAAATGTAATTACAGCATCCTTGCAGTTGTAGCTCCAATACTCATCCTCTGGTATATTGGTATTCCACTCTTTGCCTTCATCCTTCCAATACTCGTAAAAAGGGAGGTACATAGATGCCTGAAAATCTAAAGATTTGGGCAAATTTGAAAACATTGTATGCTGAGCAAGCATGATGTCACGCGCTAGATTAGGCTTAAAACACAGATGACGATGGAAGTACTGATCGTCATATAAGTGGTTTTGCCCTACTATCTCTACATTCTTATGCGTGTAGAGTTTGTAAAGTAAGTACATCAACTCAGCTTCCTGCTCCTCTGGCCAATAGCCTGCAAGACGTTCAATGCACATTAGGGGGATGCAAACTGCTTCGAGCTTTGACCAGGCGATACCTATACAAGCTATATGTCCAGCCCTGGTTTCAATATCGTCAGCTAATTTGAGCTTACCTTCCGAAACCTCTGCCAAACGTAACAGTTTTTCCAGTGTGCCTTTAGCTGTCGAATAACTCGGACGGATTAAAAATTTATAATCTGGCCGAATAAGTTCTCTAGTCTGCGCCATATCAGCCGCGCGTTTTAAATCCCTGACTGCTATTGGACGCCATTCCCACTTTTTCAGTACTATTGCTGGATTGTAGGTCGGAAGGACTTTGGGCTTATAGTCAAGGTTAAGGGCAAGGTCGCATTGCAGCATACTGCCGCGCCAGGACGTGATACCCCAATGACCTGTCAGAGCCCAGAGAGCTATGTTACCAAGAGCTATGATCACGTTAGGCTGACAAAGCTCTATTTCACGTTTAAGCATGTCTAGTCCGTCTACTACAGGACGTAAAACCATCTTGTGACGTAGCTGGGTGTGGGATGGAGATATTTCCCGTTTTGTCTTGGCAAAGAAGGCTTCCTCCGGCGTGCCTGAAGGTGGGCGTACACGGATAACTGTAGTTACGAAACAGGTGCTCCTGTTAAGTCCCGCTTCTACCAGCATGCGTCCAAGCTCATCCCCAGCCTGCCCTGCGAGCGGCAAGCCTTTTCTCTCATCCTCCACCCCTACACCTTCTGTAACGATCATGACCTTTGCAGGGCAAGGGCCTGTAGGCCGTATAGCGGAAAGAGCTGCTTTTATGTTTGCAAGTTGCTGTTGGCTCACTGTGCGTCCTTTGAAAGTTAAGGTAAAACTATGTTGTTGTCTAAAGCTTTGACGTCTTCCACACGTCGTAAGCACATCCCAAAATACTCCTTCTCACGTTCGATAAGGGTGGCACTGCACTGTAGTGTATGGGCAGCAGGTAGGAGAGTCCCAGAACCAGCAAAGCAGTCTAAGACCTGATCACCTGGGCGGACTGAGCGCTGGAGTAAGTTCTGATAGACAGCTACAGGTTTCTGCGCTCCGTGTGTCATGTTTGGGTCTGCCTGGGAACCTATAACATCAGGTAAGATTTGTGTAATAGGTTTATTACCCTTGATTGCATATAGACACAATTCGTACTGACGGCGTGGCCCATGCTCTGGGCGAGGGACTCTGCCAGAGTTAATCTTATGGATAATAAAAGGTGTTCTAAAGACATCCCAGCCAACCGATTCCAGTACTGCTTTAAGCTCATGGAAACGGTCAAAGTCGCAAAATGCATATAGGTGGGCTTCAGGTTTTGTGACGGTCATTGTAAGTGGAGCCCAAGCTTTTATCAGAGACTGCCAAGACTCGTAACTGTCGTCATAGTGGTGCTCTGAATTAACCAGCTTACCGCCACCGTCACCGAAACTGTCGGCACCCATGCCGTAAGGCGGGTCGGTTAAGATTACATCAAACTTGTTTTGAAGCTCAGGTCTGGTCATAGCCTCCAAACATGAAGCGTTGAGTAAAGTGTGCGCATCGACTGTGAAGGTTTTACCCACTGCAATAGCCATCTGAGAATGCTTCTCACGTTCCTCCTGCTTTTTTAAAATTTTAAGTGCTTCATCAGCAGTCTTAGCTTTAGCTATGGCTGGATTGTCCAGATGGTCGGCAAGCAAAATAGACTTACGGGCTTGGGCTTGATAGCCACCGTCATTTCTGCCGTAAAGTTCCTGGGCCGTGTCAGCGACGGTATGGGGTTTAGGAATTAAAGCTCTCATAGCGTCAACAAAACCATCTGCACCGCCTTCAGCTTGTGCGAGCTGAACTTTAGCTTCTGAGATTTTGATAGCTTCGGTAGACTGCTTGACCCGTAGCTTGTGTAGTCGAGCTTCAGCATCCACACGCTCCTGCCAGGTTAGGTCTGCACGTTTCAGGTTTTCGTCGAGCTCAGCTTCTTCGGCCTCAAGCTCTGTGACCTCACCTAAACTTGTTGCAGGTACCATAGCCTGCGGTACAAGTTCCCCATTGTAAGTAAAGCTCCCGCCCAAAGCCCAGATGTCTTTCATGGCACGGATACGGGTTTCACCTGCAACCAGGATGAACTGCCCACCTTCCTCACGTACAACTACGGCGTGCAGTAGGCCGTTGGTTTCTATACTGGACAATAAGTCCTGCTCTTTCTGAGCGTCGAAAGTCTGACGCTGCCGATTGTTTTTGATCAGTATTGATTGAATAGGTATTAAATTTTGCATGATGGTTTTTCGTGGGGTTGATGGTGGCGTGGGGGCGTTTAACGGCCGATAAACGGGGCGTTATATGCGCGGGCATAGGGTAGGATGGCCGCAATAAAAAACCCGCCCAATGACCGCTAACTAATTCGCCCGAATAATTAAAAAAGCCTCACACAACCAAACCAGTGACTGTGTGAGGCAAAACAGCCGAAGGACGGGCTGAAAACTTAGAGCTTAGCTACCATCTTGATGTCAGCGTAGATGTCCTCACCTTGAACGCGGTGAGATACGGTTAACTTCGCTGGACGGCCTGTGAGCATAGTGAAAGAGAAGGGCTGACCAGGTTGGTTTAAGTCGAGAGCTTCACGCAGGCGGCCTAGGCCGACGTTTTTACCTTTGCCCATGTCAAGGGTGCCGTGTTCGGTTAAGTCTAAGAAAACGGACTGCTTAACTGTCACTTCGTCTCGGTCTAAGAGCTTGCGAACTTCCTCATTGTCAATCACCCAAACAGGGTTGAGGGCTGCCCAGGTGTTCCCGTCTTTTTGACCTGTAGAGACTTTCAGGTCTTTGATGTAGCCGGTAAACTCACCCGCAGGGCATGGGATGACCTTAGTATCGTTAGCTTGTTCTACTGTTTGGGCTAAGAAGCTATCTGGATCAAATGCGGACATGGTATTTTCCTTAAAAAGTTTAGTAACGCCACTGAAGGTTTAATGTGGTTAGCAGTGGCCACTAACAGCACGCGGTAAAATTCAATTTTAGCTACATATTTGCAGCGGTCAATCATTTTTTAAACAGTTTTAACCTCTACCTCCACCTCTGATGCAGCTATACGTGATTTCCACTTAGAGATGATGGGGGCGAAGTCAGGCTTATTGTCAGCCTTTAAGGGCAGGTTACGGGACTTAACATCAGCTAAACTAGAGTTGGTATCCCACGTCCAAGTTGTGCCGGAACGTACTGCCAAGATTATATCACTGAACATTGAAGGTAGTTTAGGAGCAAGGGCTTTACCTAAGCTAGACATCATGATCTTAGTGCCACCCAAGACTGGGTCAACTTCACGATCTACGTGGGCAAGGAGGACAAAATGGCAGTTGCAACCATCACAGAGCTGGCGCAGGACAGTTTCAACTTGACCCTGGGCAATACCCCAGTCTGACTGGTTTCTGACAGGCTTGCCGCCGATGACTAAAGCCATAGCAATGTTACCTAGGCCAGTAAGCCCGTCGATGACTAAGGCGCGATCTGACCCCCAGGAATCTACAGAACCAAACTTTTTGCCGGTTCGGTCGTCAGGGAAATTTGAGAGAGTTTCCAGGAACTTGACGAACTGATCATACTTGGATTTCTGCGGGTCGGCCATCTTAGCTAGGCTGTCCAGCGACATAATGTTAATTTTCTTTGCAGCGTCAAGCATTGAAGAGAAACCTTCAACTTGGGTTTTAAACTGATGCCAATGGAGGTTTGGGGGAATAGGTTTACCGTGGTCAGCGTAGTAGCCTAAAAGAGCTTCAAGACCTGATTCTAGGCTGAGATAAAAAACTTCAACACCAGTGTCAACTAAGGTGCCAATAGCATGAGTTTTACCCGTACCGGCTGGCCCCATAAGGGCTACGTTAACGCCGGCTTGCTTGCGGCTACGGAGGGCATCAGTGGTGGGAAGTGTAAGGTTATTTTGAGACATTTTAGATCTTTAAGGTTGGGTTAGCGTTAATTTACTTATCATACTCTATACGGTCGCAGGTATCATCATACTCTGCATCTGTACCCTCTTTTACAGGGTCTTCCTGTAGGGTATCTACATCGTCGTCAGTATCATCGTACACTTCCTCATCGTCGTCATCTACACAATCTTCGTCATCCAGCTCCCGCTGCTCTAAACCTTTCTGGTAAGCCTTAAGCCACACGCTGTTATAAATTTCGGTTATAACCTGCTTGGTGGAAGGTATTGTAAAGACTTCGATATTTTCGGGAAGAGGTTTAGCTGTGTAATTTTTAGCTACATAGCCGCAGTCATAAGCCTTTCGGACTTCAGCGCACATAGCGTTATCAAAATCGTCTTCTGCGAAGGAGCAGATATTTTGCGCAACGATTCTGTCTTCTTCTACAGAGGATACGTCTGTAAAGAGTATTTCGGCATTAGTCATAATTACCTTTTAAAAGTTGAGGGACATTCCTCAGCGAGAAAGCCCCCGAAGGGGCGATAGGCTGGCTTAGAGGGTTGATTCATCCCACCAGATACTTGTCCATCCACTCCGTGTGCCTGTCGTACTCCCACTGGACAACAGCTGGGGGAAATAGCTTTGGGAAGTCTGGATCACAGCGTGCCCCAAGGTACAAGCTTCCAGGAGGCTCTTTGTAGAAGAGTGGGGGACAACACCTTGAGCAACAAGCAGAGAGAGGTCGCCAAGATGTTGTAGTACCATTCGGACGTACAACTGGCGTGCGTGCATAGACTTCCCCGCACCCCGTGCAGATGAATACCAAGCTTGGAGGGTCGATAAGGTATTCCAAGCCTCTGGCAACGAAAGATGTTCGCGGGGAATTTCCTGCATACTGAACCCCAAGAAAAAAGTGTTGTATCATGGACAGTCAAAAGCTAGGTGAAGTAAATAGTACCAATCCGCAAGGTGCTGAGCTTGTGGCCCAGGTCTTGCGCGATAGTACAGGTACCAGCCGTATCTGGAGGTACTAAAGTGGTACTTAGGCTTTGTCATAGGTTTTTAAAGGGATCAATTAACTGTTTTTGGACGTTTCCATAACTTTCTGTCATTGTAACGTGTTCTTCACCGACTGCTTTGAAGGGGTAAATTAACTGCTTTCGGATGTCTTCATAACCCTCTGTTACACTAACATACTGATCTTCGACTGCATGAAAGTAGATTACAGTACCTCCTTGAAGACTAGAGGGTTCAAAGTAAGTTATCGCATCAGAATTTACTGTAAGCTTTACACCGTTAGATGTGGAATGAAGTTCTAAAAACATATTCTTACCCCACGTACTGTTTGCCCGACCATTCTGCTTCCCACTCAGCCACTGTCAGCTCTTTCCTGGCCAAGGGATCCCAAACACGCTGGTGGAAGTACATCGGGAGATAGTCTTCTGGGGACTGAGATTTACAGATTCTGGTCAGACTGCAACCGCCGTACTCTGTACAAGCCGTGTCTAAAGCGTAATCCCACCATCCGTCTTTCCAGCACTGTATCATACGCTCTAGGTCGCGATGAACCTGGTCATACCAACGCGAAATCTCAAAAGGTGTACGGTAGGTCATAACCTGCTGCGTGTCGTACTTAGTCTTAAGGATGGATACACCACGAACTAAGCAGCCGGCTGGGTCTAACCCCTGCTCTCGGGCTGACCAGCAGTACCCAGTGAACTGCGAGCGAAGCTCCCACTGATTGGCCCACGAAGCTCCTAGGCTGGATGTTGTCTTATCGTCCAGGATCCAAACGGCATCTGCGAAATGGCAGATCAAGTCAGCCCGTCCAGTGTACAGAAGAGGGTCGCCTGTAAGTGGGTGGTTAATGCCCAAAGGGTTGGCAAAGCTAAACTCGATACCTGACTGGCCGGAGGATAAACTGATGGGCAGCATGCCGTCTTCACCCAGAGGGTAGCGCTCGAAGTAAAACTCTAAGGCACCGGCTGTACGTTCCAGGCTTTTGGCTGAGCTGGAGGGGCACTCAAAGTCGCCGTAACTTGCCATCAAAGCCTGAAGTCCGCAGGACGTGGCGAAAGCATTGTCGTGTGTAGGGCAGGGTGAATCTTGCCATACTACAGTACGCTTATAGTCTTTTTCTGCTGGGTAACTTACTGTGGGGATAGAAGCTATACCTTCAAAAAAGGCTCGGCGGGCTACCTCAAGCCCTTTGGCGAAAGCTCCACCGGCAACAAGGTGTACAGACTCATTGGAAGGTTTCCAATGCTGGATGTAGGTTCTGAACATCTTTTGTGGGCAGGAGCGGAAGGCGGCTAAGATTGTACTGTCGATTGTATGTGGGAAGGTCGGACGACCTTGACTGTCTACAGGGAGGACTGCAGGAGCTTGGGGGGCGGCAAAGTCATCTGAAGGTGGAATGACTGTAGCGAGAAGGTCTGCGGAAAAAATGGTCATGGTGGTAAATTCCTTAATTAAGGGTGAGTTTTTTAGTGTGAGCTGAATAGGTGTAATTTGTACCTTCTAAACCGTCCTTGAAATAGTCGAAAACTTCCTTTTCGAAGCTCAAACTTTCAAGGGGGATCACGAAAACTGCCCTACGCTGGAAGTAGTGAGAACCTGCGCCAAGTATTAAAGTCCTGGCAGAATCTCTTAAAGTCGTATGAAAGTCTTCCCAAGCAGGCTCTACGTCTGTACCCCCAAAGCATCCATTGAATATAAACTGGTTGCCCTGAAGGAATAAGTCACCGCGAATGCAAATCTCTTTACCCTGAAAAATAAGGCAAGCTCCAGTAATTATACAGGGGTTAAAAGTGGGTGTTATCATCGCTGACATCCTCCAGTACGGTAACTGAACCACCGTCATATCCAATCATGGATAAGGCTGTAATCGAGTCTTTAATAGCTTTTTGCTCTCTCTCAGCTTTGGCCCGAGCTTCGGTTAACGCTTCTTGTAGTGCCCCCAACTTCAATACTATCAGTTCTTGGACAGTATGTTCTAAAGGTAAAGTTATTTTGGTTACCAGTAACAGAGGCCCAAGATTTGCAGCCCATTGATTTTTCTCCCAGGAATCTTCGAAATTCGTGCGACTGCACAATTCACCGAAGACAGGAGTTCCTGAGTGGTCTACATCCTGCAGATAAACGTGGACGAATTTGTCGTAAACTGCTTGCATTATTATATCCCCAGTTGACTTAGCAGGTCGTCGGAATTGACGGGTGCTGCTTTGGCTTTCGCCGTGCGTGACTTTGTTGACGTGACTTGCGCCGCAAAGCGTCCTTCTCGCATCAATGTAATAGCCTTTTTCAGCTCCTCAAAGCTGAGTTGCTCTCCGCGCTGCTGCTTAGCACGCAATTCGGCAAGCTGTAGTTGAGACTCTGGCGACATTACTTACTCCTTTTTGGCCGGATTAAAAATTTTTAATGTGGGCGAATAATAACACACATTTCCCAGTACGCAATACCTAAACACACAGAACTAGGCTAAACGTAGCTGTTTCTTTGGCCGTGAACATGCAACGTAGAGGCAGCGAAAAGCCTCTTGACGGTTGCGGTTTAGTAGTATGTCAGAGGTATCTACAAAACACGTTTCATAGGTTGAACCTTGGCTTCTATGTGCGGTAAGTGCGTATGCGTGACGCAATGCGTGGAAGGCTTCTTTAAATTCCCAAAACTCTTTCCAAAGGCGGCTGTTGGCTTTAGCTGCGGCGGCTTTTGCCTGCAGCTGGGCTTCATAGTCTTTAGCAGAGGCTGGGTGGAGTACCCTTGCGGTGACAAGTTTACCTGTATCCAGCTCTATGTCTACGTCGTAAGTTTTTAGGTCACCGTAGTAAGGGTGGTAAGATTCCACCACTCTGGTAGCCCTGCCCTCATCGTCTGTGGTAGCCATAACTTCGTTGTCAAGGTTTTTGGCGGGGGAAGTAAAGATTACCCTGTCTCCATCAACCCAAGGGTGCTGAGCTCCTGGGAAATATGCGGAACGTACAAGAGCGTTAAGCTGATCTACAGTTACATTTCGCCAGGCAATGGCTTTCGTAGTACCCTCATGGAAAGCTCCGGAAACCGCTGTCTCACGAATTTTGACTAGCCACTCAGACTT